ACGACGGTCCAGCCGATGCCTATGTGCCCGACAAGGGCTACGACATGGCGGGCCCGGTTGCTGTGATCCCCATCGAGGGGACGCTGGTGCAAAAGCGGGGCACGTTGCGCCCTTACTCGGGCATGACCGGATACGACGGGATTCGCCAGGCCTTCCTTACGGCCATGGATGATGACGATGTCAAAGCCATCGTGCTCGACATCGATTCGCCCGGCGGCGAAGTCGCCGGATGTTTCGACCTGGTCGACACGATCTACAAGTCGCGTGGCGAGAAGCCCATTCATAGCATCCTCACCGAGAACGCCTTTTCGGCGGCCTACGCGATCGCGAGCGCGGCCGACAAGATCTGGGTACCTCGCACCGGCGGTGTCGGATCGATCGGTGTGATCTGCATGCATGTCGATTTTTCGACGGCCCTCTCTGATATGGGCATCAAGGTCACCTTCATCACCTACGGCGACCGCAAGGCCGACGGCCATCCAGAAATTCCGCTTTCCGATGAAGCGTTCGCGCGCTTCCAGGCGGATATCAACACCATGGGCGAACTGTTCGTCGAGACAGTGGCCCGTAACCGGAACGTCGCGGCCAGCAAGGTGCGCGATACCCAAGCCGTGACGTACCTCGGCGCCGCTGGCGTTGAAAAGGGCCTCGCGGACGCTGTTGCGGCGCCTGATGCCGCCTTTAGGGCACTCATCGCCGAGCTGGCCTAACCACCTTTTGGAGCAAAAACCATGAGCAAGAAATTGAGCCTGGCGCCGTTTGCGCACCTGTTGGGCATCGCACGCGCGGAGGACAAGGACAAGGACCGCGACGAAGGTCGCCGCGCGGAGGAGGACGATAAGGAAAAGGACAAGAGCAAGCGCGCGGAAGAAAAGGATCGCGAAGACGATCGCGACGACCGCGCGGAAGAGGGCGACGATAAGGAAGAGGAAGAGGACAAGGACGGCAAGAAGGGAAAAAAGGCCAAGAAGGCGCGTCGCGCGGAAGAAGGCGACGACGATGACGAGGACGACGAGGAAGCGTCCGACGATGACGACGACGAAGAAATGCGCGGCAACAGCGCCGCCGCCAAAGCTCGTCGTCGTGAACGCGCCCGCTGCAAAGCCATTTTCGCGTGCGCGGCAGCCGGCACACGCCCGGATGTCGCCGCTTCGCTCGCCTTTGACACGTCGATGTCCCGCAAGGAAGCCATCTCAGCTCCACGGCTGCCGGTGGCGCGCCGCGCCGCTCGCGCATTGAAGAGCGGATGGCCAACGTGAGCGTTCCCCAGGTCGGAGCTGACAGTGGCACCAGCGCGGCCCCCAATATCAGCCCCGTTGCCGCGGCAATCATCGCTGCCGGTGAGAAGGCGCGCGGCCTGTAACCGCGCGCTCCACATTTCCCAAGACTCTCGGAGATTTCCATGTCCCTGACTCCTTCTCAGATCGGCGACAACCAGCAGGCACCTGGCATCCAGGCCCAGGTTTACATTCCCGATCAACTCATTGCCGATGCCAAGAATCTGGTATCGCAGCCCATCATCCTGGGCGCCGGCACGCTTCAACGCGGCACGGTGCTCGGGCGCCAGACGGCCAACCCCATCGAAGCTGTGGCGAAGGCTGGCAATACCGGCAACGGCACCATTGGCTCGCTGAGCGTGGGCGCGTCACCGGATATCGGCACGTATTCGGCCATCGCAACGTCGGCGACGGTGTTCGCTGTGAACGATCCCGAAGGCAACGCGCTGGGAAATGCCACGGCCGGTACGCCCTTCACCAGCGCCGAGATCAATTTCACGATCACTGCGGGCGGTACGGCCTTCGCCGTTGGCGATGCGTTCAACATCACCGTGTCGGATGCCACAGGCGTCTTCATCGAATCGGTGAAGACCGCCAGCGACGGCAGCCAGAATCCGGTTTGCATCCTGGCCGACTCTGCGGATGCATCCGGTGGTCCGGTCAACACCGGAGCCTACTTCATGGGTGAGTTCAACGCTCGCGCTGTGACGTACGACCCGTCCTGGACGCTCGCGACGCTGACGACCGCTCTGCCGGTTGGCGTCTTCCTGAAGAGCTCCGTCTCCGCTGCTCTCCCGTCGAACAACAGCGCCCCGTAACCAGCCGCGCATTCTTCGGCCATTGAAAAGCCCCGCTTCGGCGGGGCTTTTTTTATGGGCCGCTACCTGACCAACCATTTCGGAGAGGCCCGATGACCGCCGTTTCCTCGTTTTCTTACAGCACCACCGACCTGATCCAGGTGGTGCCGACCCTAAAGCGTGCGCAGAAATTCCTGCTTGATCGCTTCTTCCCCTACATGGTGATGAGCGAAACCGAATACGTCGCCATCGACATCGACGTCGGCCAGCGCCGCATGTCGCCGTTCGTCAGCCCACTTGTGCAGGGCAAACTGGTCGAGCAGCGCCGCTACCAAACCAACATCTACAAGCCCGCTTACATCAAGGACAAGCGCGCACCCGACCCGCGCAAGCCCGTGATGCGCATGATTGGCGAGCGCATTGGTGGTGGCGATCTGAGCGGCGCCGAGCGCGAGATGGCAAACATCAATTTCGAAATGGCCGACCAGATCGACATGATCAATCGTCGCCTCGAATGGATGGCTGCCACCACGCTGCAGACCGGCAAGCTGACCGTCACCGGTGAAGGCTTCCCCACCGAGGTCATCGACTATGGCCGAGACTCGTCGCTCACGGTTGCGCTTACTGGGAGCGCCCAGTGGACGGCCGCGAATATCGCTGCAGGCAATGCCTCGCCGACTCAGAACATCGAGGCATGGCAGCACAACGCCTTGCGCCTGTCGGGAGCTCAGCTGTCGGACATTATCTTCACCACCAGCGCATGGGAAGGCTTCATCGCCGATCCGGTCGTGAAGGGTGCTGTGTATTACCCGAAGCTGGGTGAGGGCGGTAACGTCATCAATCCGGGCGCCCAGATCGCGCCGGGCGCGGTCTACAAGGGCCGTTGGGGTCAGTACGACCTATGGCTTTACAACGACTGGTTCGTCGACGACAACGGCGTGGAACAGCCGATGCTGATCGACGGCACTGTCATGCTGTGCGGTGCAGCCATGATGGGTACGCGCGCCTTCGCGCAAATCCTGGATCCGGCGTTCAACTATGCCGCGCTTCCCTACGCCCCGAAGACCTGGGTGGAGGAAGATCCCGCCCAGCGCATTTTGCTGATGCAGAGCTCTCCGCTGGTAATCCCGAGCCGCGTGAACGCTTCGTTCTGCGCGACGGTTTGCTCGCCCGTGGTGACGCCGTAATGAGCGGCACCAACACGGGGGCCTCGAAGACCGTCGAGGCCGTCGTCGCCAGGGGCCGAAGTCTGCAAGGCCCCAAGGGCGAAACCTTCAAGCCGGGCGATACGGTCGTGCTCGACACCGCCGAGGCCAAGCGCCTTCGCAAGCTGGGTTTCCTGGCCAGCGAGGATGAGGTGAAGGCGATCCGGCGCCCGGGCCCGGCGATCCACGGCAACGAAGGCCCGCGGGTCACGCCGCTCGCCTGATGGGTATCGACTGGGATACGAACGTCCTCGCACCCTTGGAGGGCGTTTTCGCCGAGCCGGTGACGTATTCACCGGCTGCGGGCGGCGCATCTTTCACGGCATGTGGCGTATTCGATGAGGCCTACCGCGATCAGGATGTGATCGACGGCATCGTTGAAGCGAATACGACTTATCCCGTGATTGGCGTGCGGCTTTCCCAGTTCACGTCGATTCCTGTGCAGAACGACAGCCTTCTGCGGCAATCCAACGGAAAGACCTACATCGTCCGCGACGTGCGCCCCGATGGGCACGGCTGGGCGAAGCTCAAGCTGGGGCTTGCATGACCACGTCGGCGCAAGTCCGAGCACTCGTGGCGGCGCAGCTTGCAACGTTGCTTCCCACGGGAACTAAGGTGTTCTCGCCGCGCGATTGGTCGAGCAACGTCACGCAGTACCCATGCGTTTTCGTGCGCATCGACAGTGAGGACCGACAGAGCCTTGGGCCGAATACGGCTCAGGAGTTCGAAACGGTCGCCACCATCAAAGTCACTGCACGTGTGCAGACGGCGGTCCAAGCCAACGACGCCGGCGCCGCGGCCTGCGAGCTGGCGCTGGAAACGCTCAAATCGCAATGCGATGCTGCATTGATCAATAACCCGGTATTCACCGGCGTAATCGAGCAGTTCGAGTCCGTACGCTCTGAGCTGAGCGTCAACAGCGAAGGCGATCAGCACCTCGGCGATCTTGTCATTCGCTATGGCATCAAGTTTTACGAAGGCCCGGAAGACTTCTTCCAGGTATCGGCCGTTCCGCTCACCGAACTCACGGTCGACGTGGATCTGACGAACATCTTCGATCCGACTGGCACTTACGCCAATCCCCCATTTCCTTCGGAGGTCAATCCGGCGCCGCGCATGAGCGGCCCGGATGGGCGTGCCGAGGGCGGTCTCGATCTCCAGCTCCCGCAATAGGAGAACCCCATGCGTGTGTACCCGAAAGCGGGCCTCAAAGTTCGAGGCCCGGACGGACGGCTTTTGCCCGATAGCGGCCTCGACGTGAAAGAGAGCGATCTCTTTTGGGCGCGTCGTCTTCGCGATGGCGACGTGATGGAAACGGCGCCAACCACCACCAATGCCAGCGCAAGCGCCAGTCCGGCAACGCGCAGCGGGAGTAGCGAATAATGAGCGCCGTCCCCAGCGCAATTCCGTTCCAGAAAATTCCGCAGAACTTGCGCGTGCCGCTGTTCTACGCGGAGGTCAACAATTCCCAGGCCAATACCAATCAGCAGACGCAGCGCACGCTGATCATCGGCCAGATCACCTCGGAAGGGGCCGCCACACCGAATATTCCCCTTATCTCGCAGGGTCCGAGTGACGCGGTTGTGCAGGGCGGCCCTGGATCCATGCTGGCACTGATGACGGCAGCTTACTTCGCATCGGACAACACCGGCGAGGTTTGGTATCTGCCGCTGTCGGATGCCAGCGGAGCTGTCGCCGCAACGGGAACCCTGACGATCACCGGAGCACCCACGGCGGCCGGCGTCGTCTCGCTCTACATAGGCGGGGTGCTCACCAGCGTATCCGTTTCCACCACGGATACGCCGACCACCATCGCGGCGAATATCGTCGCGGCGATCACCGCCAACCCCAATCTGCCGGTTACCGCCGCTGCTGCCGCAGGCGTGGTGACCTTCACCGCGGTGAACAAGGGCCTTGGCGGCAACGACATCGACTTACGCGTCAACTATGGCGGCGCAGCCGCCGGCCAGGCCACCCCAGCTGGTATCACGGTGGCGATCGTGGCCATGGCGTCCGGCGCGACCAACCCGACGCTCACCACCGCGCTAGCGAATCTGGGCGACCAGCCGTTTGACTTCATCGTCTGCCCCTATAACGACTCAGTGTCTCTCACGGCACTGGAAGCGCTTCTCAACGACACCACGGGCCGCTGGAGCTGGTCGGCGCAGGTCTACGGCCACGTCTTCGCGGCCGCTCGCGGTACCTATTCGACGCTGACCACGCTCGGTACCGGGCAGAACAACCAGCACGTGTCCATCCTGGGCTTCTACGATTCGCCGACACCGAACTGGATCTGGGCGGCGGATTACGCCGGCGCGTGCGCGGTATCGATCCGCGCCGATCCTGCGCTGCCGCTCCAGACGTTGACGCTGAGCACCGCACTGGCGCCGCCGACCCAGTCTCAGTTCATCCTGACCGAGCGCAACAACCTGCTGTTCGATGGCATCTCGACCTTCACCGTGCAGCAGGGCGGCGTCGTAGCGCTCGAAAACATCATCACGACCTACCAGAAAAACAGCTTCGGCCAGCCGGATGACAGCTATCTGGAAGTCGAGACGATGTTCACGCTGATGTTCGTGCTGCGCGATATGGCGGCGCTGGTCACCAGCAAATACGCCCGCGTGAAGCTGGCCGCAAACGGTACCAAGGTCACGCCCGGCACCGGCATCGTCACGCCGGCCACAATTCAGGCCGACCTGATCGCCGAATACCAGAGCCTCGAGCAGCAGGGTTATGTGCAGAACAGTGCAGCGTTCGCGGCCGGAATCATTGTCCAGCAGAACGCCACCAACCCGAACCGCGTCGACGTGCTCTGGCCGGGCGCGCTCATCGATCAGCTGCGGATCTTCGCCGTATTGGCGCAATTCCGCTTGATGTAACGCCGACAAGGCCATTCCCCCTCCAAGCCGCCTCCGGGCGGCTTTTTTATTGCCTGGAGATAGCCCATGGGCAGCAGTGCAAATCGCCTTGCCGGTACCGCAACGCTGACCGTCGACGGTCAGGCCTACATGGTCGCCGGCGACTTCGAATACAACCCGTCGACTGTGACGCGGTCCACGCTAAAAGGCATGGATGGTGTGCACGGCTACAAGGAAGAGCCTCAGACGGGCCACATCGCCGCAACGCTGCGCGATAGCGGTGGACTGACCGTCGCGCAGCTCAACGCCATGACTGGCGTCAACATCAGCGCCGTTCTCGCGAACGGCAAAACCATCATCGGATCGAACATGTGGACCGTCGAAGATCAGACGGCCAAATCGACCGACGCGACCATTGAGGTCCGTTGGGAAGGCATGGTCGGCGCCGTCACGGAGAACTGATCACATGTTCCAGGAAGAAACGACTATCACTCTCGTGAAGCCCGTGACGCTCAATGCGGGCGCGGCTTCGCGCACGCTTACCGAGCTGAAGCTTCGCGAGCCCACGGCAGGCGAGCTGGAAAAGGCCGTGCGCGCGGATACGTCTATCGGCGTCACGATCAACCTGATCAAGGAAATCACGGGCGAGTCGCGACCCATGATCGAAAAGTTGTGCCGGCGCGATCTGCAGGCGGCAAGTGATTTTTTCGAACAGCTGTCGAGCGGTGGTGCGGAGACCGAGACGGCTGGTTCGACCGAATCGGCGACGTAACAGCGTTTTTTCATTGGGGTCCGCACGATGCTGCGACCCTCAACATTTCCGAGCTGACCTTCTGGGTCGACCAGGCGAAGAGAATCCGGGCCAGTGGCTAACACCTTCCAGATCGTCATTTCCGCGACCGACAAGGCCACGGATACCGTTCGCAAGGTCAACAAGGCCATCGGCTCGCTCACGCAGCCTTTCAAAAACGTCGGCACGTCCTTCAAGAGCCTCGGGCGCGAGCTGGGATTCGAGAAGATCGGCAAGAACCTTTCCAGTATCGGCCAGTCGGCCGAGCGCGCTGCGAAGGGTGTGGGCTCCATCGTCGCGCCGCTGGCAGCGATCACCGGTGTTGCATCCGTCGCGGGCATTATTGCCATGGCGGACAACTGGGCGAAGCTGAGCCGCAACGTCACCTATTCGGCGCAGAGCATCGGCGTCAGCACCACGAAGTTGCAGGAATTCCAGGGTGCGGCCAAGTTGGCTGGCCTTTCCTCGGAGGCGATGACGCAGAGCCTGCAATCTCTGGGTGACACGATGGAAGACGCCCTCTATGGCCGCAACCAGCAGGCTCTGATGCTGTTCAACCGCCTGGGCGTCGGCATCAAGCGCACAAAGGATGGCGCCATGGATGCCGCCGGCGAGTTCCGCGCACTGGCGGCCGCGATCTACAACATCAAATCGCCGCAGGCGCAGAACCTGGCGGCTGGCCAGCTCGGCCTTACCGCACTGCTTCCGCTGATCCGCCAGGGTCCGGCAGCGTTCGACCAGCTGATCTCGCGTGCCCGCGAGCTTGGCTTGGTCATGAGCGATGGCGACATTAAAAGCGCCAATGAATTCGCCGCCAACCTGAGCGCGCTTCAGGCTTCCGGAGAGGGGCTCAAGAATTCGATCGGTAACGCGTTAATCCCCGCGATCAAGCCGCTGATCGATCAGCTTACAGCGTGGATTTCGAAGAATCGCGACCTGATCGCGTCGCGCATCGGAGAGTGGGCACGCGACTTCGGAAAGTGGCTGCAAAGCATCGATTGGAACAAGGTTGGGCAGGGCATCACCAACCTGGTGAACGGCATTGCCGATCTCGTCGATCACCTCGGGGGATGGAAGGCGGCCGCTATCGAAGTAGGCGTGGTGATGAATGCCGGGCTGATCGCGAACGTGATTTCGCTCGGCTATAACCTAACCAAGCTAGGCCTCGGCATTGGTGGGATCATCGTCAAATTTGGACAGATGGGTTCTGCGGCCAAAGCGGCCACTGTCGCGTCCGAAGCTGCAGCGGCTACGACTGCCGAAGCTTCAGCGGCTGGTAGCGCGGCAGGCGCAGCTGGGACTGCGGCAGCCGGTGGTGGGCTGCTCGCTCGATTGCTTGGTGGGGCCACGATCGGTGCGCTTCTGAAAACCGCCATGTGGGTGCCACGGCCCGATGATGATCCGGCTGCGATGAAGGGATACATCGAGAGGCTGAACCCCAATCACGAAAGCACATGGCAGCAGTGGAGCAACATTTTCCACGGGCGAGAACGCTTTGGGGCGCAGGGTCATGCCCAGAATACGAAGGTTAAGCCACCGAGCGCAGCGCAGGTCGCATCAGTTATTAAATCGTTTGAGGGTATGGGCTGGTCGCACGCTCAAGCGGCCGGTCTTGCTGCGAACTTGGCCACTGAAAGCGGATTCGATCCGAAAGCAGTCGGCGACAACGGGGCGGCCTATGGTATTGGGCAATGGCATCAGAACCGCCAGTTCAATTTTGCGAAATGGTCCGGACACGATATTGGTCAATCCTCGCTGGATGAGCAGCTTCGTTTCGTCAATTACGAGCTGACTCAAGGCGACGAGCAAAAGGCTGGTGCCGCGCTGCGCACCGCAACGGATGCGCAGCAGGCCGGCGCCATTGTCTCAGCCGACTACGAACGGCCGGCGGATCAAACGGGCGAAGCGGCACGGCGTGCGGGCCTAGCAGGTGCGTATGCCAAAGCTCCGAGCGGCCCTTACACCGCACCGACGACGCCCACGGCAGACACAAGTG